CCAACACTAACAGGAGTTGTGCAAGCCCCTATTGCCAAGATTGCCAAAGCAATAAGCAGTAGGGATAAGTAGCTAATTACTGATCTGATTTTATCCATTATTCTCATAATTTTATTTTTCTTGTTAGAGTTATCTTCCCTTTTTAGTTAGTTTAATATACCAGCCGTAAACCCTAACAGTAAGGTTGCTTGCGGAATTAATAATAAATTGCCCTTCTCCGTTAATGGTATTTAAATCCTTCATGTAAAAACCCATCCATCTAACAACGGAGTGAGTGCCTACTGTTTTGACATTTTCGCTTTGGATGATTGGGATTAGATAAGGAACTGTTGGTTGCGCTAATTCAAGATCTATTGAGTAATCTTGGTTTACTACTGTAGTAGTAACCTCACAATCTAACCGAATCTCAACCATGTCACCAATATTCAATTCAGAAAAATCAAACTTGTCTGTTGCTGCTATCCACAAATCAGTTACATCCTCATCAGGCAAATTTTTATATGTTCCAGTGGATGAATTGTTTGTTAGAATGGCGGGGCTTCCACCTGTTAAAGCAACTGGATTTGTAGCTGTTAGAGCATCCCTATAATCAAAAATTCCAAAGTCCCAAAGTTGTGCAGGTCCAAGACTGCTTGAAGTCATCTTTTGAATGTTTTGAGACACTGCCCCGTCTGGAATGATAAATTTATTTGTTACTAATGACATAATGTTATGATTTAATTTTTATTGGTTCTCCACCTAGATTTTCCACCTCTAACTGATTGTAATCTGGAGTATCATCATCTACAAGAAAATCTGGGGTATCAGCCCTAGGGGCTATTACAGATCTTTCTCCGTAGCCTTCTGAGTTTAATGCTCTAACTGAAATGAATAATTGCTGCTCTAATACGTCTATAGAAGCGGGCACAATAAAGTTTCTAAACAAAGACGAGGTGCTTCCTGCCGAGTTCCATCCTACACCATCTATTCCATACTCGACAAAATAGCTGTCAGCGGTTGGGTTTGTTGAAGCTAACCATTCAACTTTAACAGTTCTACTAGCTGGAGTCCAAAGAGTTTGCCTTAATCCTACTACATTAGCGGGAACGGGAATAGGCAGCAAAACAGGATAGGTTATCTCTGGGGCTACGTCATCATCAAATTGAAATCTTCCGTAATTCTCAACTACAGCTTCTATTTCTATGTCGTCTATTCCTTGGTTACTTACTTTATTTACTTTGCAAAGAACCCCTTCTTTATTTACCTCCCCAAAAATATATTGAGGCTTTAAAACATCATCACTAACAGGGATTCTTGTTTCGTCTACAACCCCAACATCTGAAAGCTGGCACTTGTATTTGTCAAGCTCTTCGGGTGGGTTTGATATTACGGGGCTTACTAAGAAAGGTCCATACACGCCTCCTAGCTTGTCTCTGAATGTGATATTATGATTTTGTGAACCATTAAAAACCAAAGGCTCTGAAGTTGTAAATATTCTTCCAAGTTCTATTTCTTCAATTTGACCAGATTGCCCCCAATCAGCTATATCAGTAGAAACTTTAATTATGTCTCCATAAGATATAGAGATTGCTGAATAGCTAGTTTTAAATTTTATAATTTGCCTGTTGTAATGCTCGCTTGCCCATAAATAATTTGCCAGCTTCAAAGCTTGTGTTCTGTTAGTAACGCCCCTTAAATTGGTTGTTTTGGGATTGTATCCTTGCTGCGTGTTTAGTGTTGCTAAAACAGTTTCATTTCTCCAAGTTTCATGATCTAGGTAAGTTGCTTTTAGACCATCGTGAGCCTCGTTATTATAAAGCCTCCTTTGTATTTTAAAACTGTTCTGGTGAATATTTTCACTATTGAAAAGAGCCACTGGAATATATTGTGGAACGTCTCTAACAACGCTCACCAAGCCCCCGTTCATCAATGGGACGCATCTACATACAGAAGCGCAAACTTTGATAGCCTCCCATACAGTCATAGACTGATTGAATGTCCAATCAAAAGTTTCTCCAGCTTCATCGGCTTGATCTGCCGCTATTTTCATTGCAGCTAAATCTATTTGATCATCTCTTAAGTTTGCCCCCCAAGGTCTTCTCAGTATTTCAACCATTGCCCAAATGGGGTTTCTAGTAACGCCATTAGTCCAGCTTCCTTGCGCGGTGTTTTCATACGTCCACTGATCAAGCTTGCGCTCTGCCAAAACCGTAAATCTGTTTTTAGCATTATTTTGAGTTGCTATTGTTCTAACATGAAAATCATAAATTCCTTCCTTCCCTCCCTTAACCCAATTAGGGGGGGTTATGTTTCCACGATAACCTTTAACCGCAACCCAAAGGGACGCATTTGTGCCGTTAGCTTCAGTGTATCCAGAATCAGTTCTTCTGGCTCTTATTTCCCACCTAGAAGCAAGAGGGGCATTTGAGAAGTAAGTTTTTCTTACTGCTTGAGTGGTTGAAAAGTAAGTGTCGATTGATCTATGATTGTGCCAGCCATCATTATAATCATTAGAGGAAAGACTGCCATTGCCCACTTGAATTTGCGCTTCTATGTTAGGCACGAATCCAGCAAAGCTAGCAAGTGCAGCCCCGCCGTTATTTATTTCCCTAAGTTGAAACGCTATGTTTGCTCCATTGCCCTGCACCTTGCCTTTCTTTTTATCTACTGTATAACATCCGCTAGGGTGTGCAAAATCAATAGCTATCAACTGCACTGTTGTGTCTGGTGGATTTACGGCAAAAGGTCCTATCCACTCGCCACCGCCCTCTTGATTAGTCCCTAACAAGTCTATGTTTTGAACCTGTGGACAGGTTACAACATTATTCTGGTTAGAAAACCCAAGCACTCCAGCGTTTACGCTTATATTGTTAAGATTTAAAGGCTGTGTAACATTCCCGATAAAAGGTAACAATGGATCGTATTTGGGGGCTTTTGTTACAGACGTATCAGCAATAAGATAATCTATGATGTGAAACTGCCCATGTCCTAGATTCAACCATTGAAAGAGCCTTTGGCTGTTGAAGTCGTAATACTCAGTATAAGGCGCACCACAATAGCTAGCCCAAATTTTATTTCTTCCATAACTATCTTCGATAGGTTGTCCGAGTCTTGCCTTGTTAGATTTGCCATCAATAGAAAATACAGGGTCACCCGTTTCTGGTGGGTCAGGCTGATTTTGCATTGTTAGAAATAGAACGGCTACAACTAGCACTATTACAATAATTGCCAAAATGATTGATACAGGATCACCAACATAAGGGAGAAAATAAACCTTATCCTCTGATTTTATTTCTTCATCCCATTCTTTTCTAAGAGGGTAATAAATTTCTCCATCTCTAACAATAACACAGAACCAAGGCTCTGACTCCCAATTACCTAACATCTCATTAGCGCAATCTCTGATAGATATTTTTCTATCAAGATTTATGCACCTAGTTGATTTGTGAGGGTCAACTGGGTCTTTTGTTATTGTTACTAATGCCATTGGTAAAATTTCGCTTTTATTCCTCTTGTTCTTTCTGCTGTTTTTAAATCTTCACAAATAACTCCACCTTCTCCCACAGCGTGTAAAACTCGTTTTATTTCTGGGAAATAAATGCCCATATGAATAGTCAACTGGCTTCTTTCAAATGCAACAACACAATGATCTTGGGGGTTTTCTATTGGCTTCCAGTGTTTCTCTTTTAAAACACTCGCCATCTCATTCTTTTTTTTGTTAGTTGTTCTTGTTAGGTAATCAGTGGGCTTAGGTGTTTCAACTCCTAACTGTTTATAAAAATACCATACCAAACCCCAGCAATCAAACCCATTAAGATCAGTGCCATTATTAATGTATTTGATCCCAACTAGGTCGCTAGCCAATCTAATTGGCAAGGGCTGGGAACTTTTCAAGAGTGTATCTTTCACTTGGATATTTAGTGTTGATTATTGATTTAAACGAAGCTTTCATTTGAACTTGGAAAGGTGTTATTTCAACATTCAAAACATCAAGCTTAAGCGGAGGATCGTTTTGCGGTCTACCTTGAAGAGCAACATCATTTGCAAGATAAACCCTGTAAATTATTTGCACAGGGTAATCGCTTTCTGTTGGAACTGTTTCTAAGAATCTACCAGCTTTGCCGTCTGCATTTGGAAAAACAATGCTCAAATATTGAACTCCTTCTTTAGATGATTCTGGCAACTTTAATTCAAAACTTGCTGGCTGATAAAAAACCTTTGTGCCGAAAGTAGTTGCATCTGGGTAGCCTACAAAGCTATCCCTAGAATTAACAATGTTCACAGCCCCGCCTTGAGGGTGACTGACTGATAGGGTTTCAATCATTGCATTGTCTACAGGTGCTTGTGTAGCTACCTCTTTTATCGCATCAGTGTAGGTTGAGTTCATGAGTATCTAAATTCAAAGTTGTTAGCCAGTGCCGTTTCTTCGACATACTTAGTGTCAGCGTTATCTTCTTCTTTCATTATCCCCCCCGCAGCCCCGTCAGCATTAGCGTTAGATAAGATAGTAAATCTATCTGCCGTTGGGACACTATCCACAACCCAAAGATCATTAAACAAGTTGTTTTCCTGTTCCACTCTGCCCCCTATTGCTGTTCCAAGATTAATAGCACTTCCCACTAGGAACGTGTCAGAAGTTAGAATTGTTTGAACAGTCCAAGTGCCATTATAAGCATTATCTATCTGCTTTGCAATACCTCCAAATGCAATCCCGTAATCATCTTGAGCATCTACTGTAAAGGTGTTAGAAGTTGGAGTTCCAGAAACAAACCAAGCTGTATTATACTCGTTAAAATCAGTCTGGAAAACACCCTGCCCTCCCGCTCCATAATTGTTAGAATCTAACACTGTAAAGGTTGTGCTTGTGGGTATTGTATCAACCACCCAAGTAGCATTGTAGCCAGCTACATTTATTCCAGAAATTGTTATTGTATCCCCAACATTTAATAGATGACCTACCAAAGCGGTCACAGTAAATTCTGTAGCCGTGCTTGCTATGCTATTAATTGCAACCTCTCTTACAGCTCCCTCTATGATGAAACTTTCCCCTGCAACTAGCTTGTGGTCTATGTTAGTGGTAATTGTAAACTCTGTAGCTGTGCTTGTGATTCCAGTTAGCCCAAACCGCCTTTCTGTATTTGCAATTTCTATGCTCTCTCCTTGAGTGAGCAAATGATCTGAAACAGTGTTAACTTGAAACTGAACTGAACTGCTGCTAATTGAATCAACTGGTATTCTTCTAACGACATTTTCAAGCACTACTTCATCTCCTATAGTAAGAAGGTGATTTTCGCCATCGAAAGTTTTGACTGTAAAATCTGTAGCCGTGCTTGTGATATAATCAAGGTCTATTTTTCTCCACCTGTAAGGGAAAAGCTCCCCGCTTGCGCCGCCTGCCCAGCAAGGATTATCTCCAACCGCAATGTAAGTTCCTCCAGGCGTTGCCACTGGGCTTCCAATTAATTTATCAACTATATTTTTTAATGATATAATGTTTAGATTGTTTCTTTCTAGACTGTTATAATTAAAAATATCTATTTTGTCTCCCTGTATAACAATTTCGTCTAACACATTGCAGTTAGTGATAAAAAGCCTGCCTCTTTCTGACGTTAAAGATCCCATAGTTATCTTCGTAAGAACGGGGTTGTTTACAAACCTATATTGAACACCTTGGTTAGCATTAGGCGCACCCACATCAGTTAAACCAAAATCAACTTCTGTTAAAGAATTGCAGTAATTAACCCCAATAGAATTGATATTCACTCTCCCTACATAATCCCCTTCTACTGCTTTTGCGGTTCTAAGGTTAGCAAGAGTAGACAAGTCTATAGAATAGTTTGCGTTTAAAGTAGTTGTTATAGGCGAATCAATATGAAATTCAGCATCTAACAAATAATCGTTTGAAGTGATTCTAAAATATCTAAATGATGATTTAAGCCTAATGTCAAATCGCTGGTCAGGAACTTCATAGTAACGCTGGCTAGCAAAATCCATGTACTCAAATCCCCCTCTTTGTTTATAATCAAAATACTTCAAATAAGAAGCGTTGAAAAAACTGAAACCCCCAACTATTGTTTGTGGTTCATTTGGTGTAGGGTCATTGATGCTTGTAGGTGACCAAGACTCAGTTACAAAAAGTTGCTCATTGTTAGTTACTGGAAAAAGTTGCTCTGGCATAGCAGTGCCAACATAAATCTCCCCCTCCCAAAACTGATTAGCCATGACCAAACCACCGCCTCCTTGTCCATACCAATAATATCTTATCTTCTTGAAAGAGCTGGCAGTTGAATCAACATTAGTCCAAGTCATTTTTATTGGGTTTGCATCAGCAAACAAGCTGCTAGTCCCAACGCTAATTAGGTTTTCTAGAGCTAGCAAATTTGGTGCTTCAACTTGTTTGAACTCTATTTTTGCGTTAACTACAACATTGTCTACGCTCTTATATGCCCAAGTATAATCATCAATAAATCTCACTTGGCATCTTGTTAGTTTATCAGTGCCACCTACAGGAAGATTAATCCAAAACCAATCCATCCCGTTTGTTAGGTAATGTTCAAAAACCCCTTTAAAGATTTGGAATTTCTCATTTAGAAAAACAAAAGATAAAGAACCTTCCTCAAATTGAGACTTATACCTCAATCGCTGAAGCGTTCTTCCGCTCTCCATTTTTTTCCTGCTAGCTACGCTAACATTTTTTACTGTTAGTCTGCTTGGTAAAGGCAGGTTTGTATCTGTCCATTCTAAGTAAGGCATTTTATTATTTTCTAGTTAATCCGTATGAAGTTTCCAGTGCGGGTAAAAACGCACCGCCGCCTTCTTGGGCTTCGTTTGTTAGTTCTATCTTCGCTTGGTCTACAGCTTCTCTAACAATTATTTGCATATCGCCTTCATTATTATTTTTAGTTTCTGCATCAAATTCAGATCTAGTATTATTTATGATAGTTACGTTGCCGCCTCTTGATCCTCCTATTGGATTGTTAGCTTGTGCAAAAAGATTGCGTTGCTGGGTTTGGTTTAAAACCATCTCGCCGCTATTTAGTTTTGCGTTTATCTGATCGCCACCATAACTACTACCTCCAACTATGCCGCCCATCTGATACTTTTGAGCTTTAATTGCTGCCACTTGCGCTAGACCAGCCGCAATAGCCCCCGCTGCAGCTGCAGTAGCTAGAGCAGGACCTACAACTGGTATTCCTACAACCGCCTTGTAAGCCGCTACAGCTGATGCGTAAGTGTCGATAGTTGCTTGCACAATGGCAAATGCTTTTGCCGCCTTTGCTCCTTTCTCTCCGAAGGCTTTTGCCACTGTTGAAAGGTTGCCGAAAAAGTCACTAGCCAAAGCTAACCGCTCTTGAAATTGCGCTTCTTCTACCGCTGCAATTTTTCTTTCAGTGTCTTTCTGAATATTGAGCTTTATTTCAGCCCTTTTACTTTCTGTTAGGTTAGTAGCTTCTGAAACTATTTCTAACTTTTCCGCTTCAAAAGCCTTTAGCCTTTCTATCTCCCCTTGGTATGGATCATCAGAACCAAACTCTAAAGATAATCCTTTTGCTTGCTCGTTTGTTTCGTCTTGTAAATCTATCGCTTGAGGCGGGGCATTACTATTATCTTCAATGTCGCTTTCAAATCTTGTTTTTGATCTAACAAGCAATTCTTGTTTTAATTCTTCTGGGATATCGCTACCAGCATTTGCAATAGCTTCATCTCGCTTTTTCCTTTCATCACTAGCAACTTCATAATCTGTTCTTAGTGATTTTTTTACTGATTCAAATGCTTTTTCATCTGGAGTCTTTGCTGCTTCTACATTGTATTGTTTCCTTGCCTCAACTTGCAATCCTAACAGCCGTAATTTTTCTAGTAAAAATGCCTCATCTCCTACATTGAGATCAAGCATATCTTGAATCTTGTTTTCTTGATCTCTTAAGTTCCTAAGAATTTTATCATCAGAATCTAACACTAATTGATTGTATTCTTTCCGAAGGTCATTTTTCCTCACTTGGAGATCTTTGAAATCTTCCGCAACTTGTATCGCTAATTTTTGTGCTGTATCTAAATTTTTTATGCTTCTGATTGTTTTTTCATATTCAGACTTTGTATCTTCTACAGCTTCAGCCCATTGATTTTGGTCAATTAACCCTCTACGCATTTGATCTAACAAAACATTAAGTTTCGTTTCCATTTTACCTAAAGCTTGATCTTCTTCTGAATATAAAGCAAGCCGCCTTTCTTGGATCATCTTTCGCTTGTTAAGATCATCTAACACATCTTGAGAAGTTGTGATATCAGTTTTAGAAAGCCTTATCAAAACATCAGAATAGACTTCTGCAACTTTCGTTACATCGCTCATTAGCTCCTTCTCTCTTTGTAGTTGCCTTCCTCTAAGAAGAAGTAGTTTTGGATTCATTGCCCTACTCAAAGCTTCCTGCTCAAGCCCCGCATTAACCGCTGCTGTTTTCCAATCAATATAACCACCAACTAATTTACCAATAGCCCCCTCTTGATTTTGGATAGAAGTATTAAGAGAGGCTAAAACTATAGAAGCCCCCGCAAGGATTCCTGTCTGGTTTTCTATTTCTTCATTAACTGCAATAAATTGATTTTTTAGCTTTTGGGTTTGTATTTCTAACAAGTCACCCACCTTTGCGGCTGCCTCATCTAATGCACCGCTTCCGTCTGCAACTTGACCAGTTAAATCTCTAACAGCTTCTAGGCTTTCTCCTGTAATTACTAATGCCCCAGAATAAGCCTCTATACTTCTAAGTGCTTTAATGAATTGAGCCTCATTTCCATTAGTAGCAGATCTAACAGCATCTAAAGCACCCGCTAAACCTTTTTGCTTTATGAGTTGCCTTGCACTTGTAACCCCAAGTTTCTCGTATATGTCTCTTAGTTCTGAGGATGGATTATAAAGAGCCGCTATTGATGCTTTAATTTGAGTAAAAGCCTCTGCAGTTGGAACGCCTGTTTTTGTTATCGCTGCTGTAACTCCTAACAGTTCATCCAACTCAACTCCACCCTGTGCCGCCGCTGATCCTGCTCTTGCAAAACTTCTAGCTAACTGTTCTGCATTTGTCTTGCCTAGTTTAATTGTTGTAAACAATTTATCACCCACCGCTTCCGCATCTGCACTTTCAAGCTTATAAGAATTTATTGCTGTTGTTAGAAGATCCGTTGCACTTGCTACATCAGTCATTCCACCTTGCGCAAATTTAGCCGCTGTTGTTATAAACTCTCCAACATCAGCTTCATTTACTCCAGCGGATAAAGCTTGGTAAAATCCTTGCGCTGCCTCCGTAGCATCTACGCCTAAAGTAGTGGCAACCTTTAAAGCTTCTTTTCTAAGCTCTTTCATTCTGCCAGTTGAAACCCCAGCAATAGTGGCAACTTCAACCATAGCTTTATCGAATTTAAGCCATTCACTAACAGTTCTTTTTACTACTAATCCTAAACCGCCTACCCCACCTACAAGGGCAATCATACTACCACCTAACCGCTTTGATGATTTAGCGGTTTTATCAAGTTGCTTTTCCGCAATTTTACCCTCTTTAGAAAGACCTTTCAGCTTCCTTTTAGCTGTATCTACTCCTTTAGATTCTACGCCTAATCTTAGGGTTGCGGCATTTTCAATCATTGTTATTTAATATTGTTAGGTATTGTTGATCTATTGCCCGTATTGCTTCTGCCTCAAAAGGGGTTGGAGTTATTCCTGTTATTTTACTCCAGCAATTAATTTCCTCATAAGTTATCGGATCAGAAGTTTTTATTTCTTGGTAGTAACCTAACAGGTATGTCAGCCTATCTGGAAGGTGTTTTTTAAATTCTAATTCTTTAGGTTTTATTCCTGTTGTTTTCCAAACTTGTTTTAGGTGTTCAATTTTACTGATTTTGCTTTTTTCTGGCTTCTTTTGGAACTTGAATTGTTCAAGCGCATATTCTCTGATTGACTCAAGCTCCTTTTGATAAAATTTCTTCGCTTAGATGACACTTCATCTATCTCTTGTGCTAATACGGGGGCTTGTTCTAACAGTTCAATAATGTTCTTTTCATTACATTTGTATTCCGTCCCGTCATCATTCTTAAAGCTCCAATCGACAACTAGCGAGGCAAGTAGCCTATTTGTTTCTTTGTCTGAAATTTTTGAGTAATCAAAACTAGAATCATTGTTTTCTAACTCATGCGCTTCTAACACATTTTTTCTGAAAACAGCTTGCGCTTTTTTAAAAGCTTTTGAGTCTACGCTTTTTATTTTTAGCCAATGTTTTGTAGGGTTTCCCTCTACGTCTATTAAAGGTATTTTAACCCCTTCTTCACTTAGTTCTGATGTCGCAAATCCTTCTAGGTCTTTCATATTTTTTCTTATTTTTGGTTAGTGTGCGTTGCTTTTCGCTAAAGGATGCGCACCCCCCTTTGCATGAGGCAGAAAAGAATTAAACTGCCGAGCGATCTATTTGAATGTTAGATAATACTGTTGTATCATCTACCAATGCTTGGAATGGAACTGCTAGAGTGATTGCACCCTCTCCAGAAACATCTGGATTAGCCCCACCCGTGTAAGTGATTCTAGGAAGCAAAAACTCATAATGGTTAGTTCCATCATTCAATTCAAATTCTAATGATGATTCTGTCTCGTTAATGAACTTCTCTACTTGTAAAGAGTTCTCAAAATACATTGTTGCAGATCCAGTAATGTTAGAACGTCCGATTGTTGGATATTGAGTCACATCACTTCCAACCACGTTTCTTGCTTCAAGACCATTTTCAACTGTTAGAGTAAGTTCTGTAATAACGGAAATAATTGTTCCATCAATTTTAACCGCTCCTGTAAAACCATTAAATGGGCAGTTGTCGCTTGCCGCCGCATAAGTCGATCCTGCAGGCTCTGCAGTCTCAACTAACTGATCTTGTCCTAGAAGGGTGAAAGAGCCTGTCAGAGTCCCTACAGGGGCAACTGTTAGGTTCATAGATGAATACTCGCAACCTGTATATCTGTGATATGGTTTATCACCCGCTTGCTGATCTGAGAAATGGCGTAGGATGGTAAAGCTTCTTCGCTCAACTCCAGCTGTTAGGCGGTCTACTCCTACACCTCCCCCGTCAATATCCCAAGTTCCTAACAGGGTTGCTTCTAGTTCGTTATCGTAGCTTCCATAAGAAAGTTCAAAACCAATATCTCCAGCCACGTTTTTTACTCCGTGTTTGGCACATTTGATTTGGCGGTCTGCTCTGAGTTCCTCAGATACAGTAATATCTTTCGACATTCCAAGACTGCAAGCTGTATGGCGTAAAGTCTCAAATGAAGGGGTTGCAGGGGTAACTCCATAGGTAGTTTCCTCTACTGAATAAATTGCATGGCGTGATGCGTCTGACATAATATTTTAGTTGTTTGTTGTTAGTTAATATTTCGTATTAAACGAGAATACCAAATCACCGAAACAGGTATTCTAAAAAAGTTGTTAGAGATGAAGCCGTCTGATCTACCGCAATTTTGGATAACAACCTCTTGCCCACTATACTCGAAACGTCTACCCGCTGTAAAGTAACTTCTCATTACATCTACAATATCTAACGCTTCTTTCTCTCCGCTTCCAGTTGGCACGTAAATATCTAACTGGAGTATTCCAGAAAGGTCATCTTCTCCACCATCTCCAAGGGTTACTACAAATGGAAGGTTAGGGATATATGTTAGACCAATCCATGTTTTATCATGATTAGGCTTTTGCGGGGAGTTCTCCGTTATTAGTTGGTAATCCCATCCTTGTGCTGTGCTTAGGTTAGTAAAAGCTTGGACTAATGCTGATCTTGCTTTGCTGCTCATTTTGCTATGCGTTTAAGTATTCTCTGAAATCTAATTGCGTTCTTTCTAACCATTCCAGCGGGGGCTTTTTTGCTGAAACCATCTCCAGTAACTTTATCAGTAGGACCATTCCACTCTCCATATTCTGCAACCTTGGCATAAGGCAAGTTGTTAGATAAAAAAACTGTATCTCCAAAACTGCCAAGATTACTAACAATTTTATATTTTGCTCTTACTCCGTTAGGGTCTTTTTGAACTAGCTTATCCTCTCTTGGCTTGCCTACTGAGGTCAACCAGTTACCCCTAAGTAATCCAGTGTCCACGGGAGTATCATCTATAACAGCAGAAAAAAGCTTAATTATTACGCCCCTCCTTATGCGGTCAACCTCTACTTCTGTTTTGTTAGTAAAGTTTATTATGTCTCCTTCAAAACTCATTTTTGTGATATTGCGTAAAGCAAAAAATAAATAACAATTAGGGCGGCACTAAACCAAATTAAAAATTTATCTTTGTCTTTTTCTAAACTCATAAGCTCATTGATTAAGAAGTTCATTATGTTTTTTCGATTTGTTTTTATAGACGAAATAGCCTCCAACTTTCAAACCTAACATTATTTTTTTTCTACTCCACCATCCTACAGGACACCAATGATTAACCATTGCTCTTAATAAAACATTATCCGCTTTTTGTTTCCCATCTTTTCCAAAGAGTTGAGAAGTATAGAGGTAGTCATGTATTACAGCACTTCCGTTAGCGTTTTGAATTTTGCTTACTATTGATCTAACAATTTTGGGTATGCTGTAAAGATCTGTGATAAATCCCTTGGGAACTTTTATTGTGCCACATTCATCATCTTGGTAGATATAATCTCTAAGCAACTGCCACTTACCCTCGCCAATTTCCCTCAAGTC